GAAAGAACTCGGCAAGCCACAGAGTGATAGCGACGTAGTAAACAAACAGCCAAGGGTACTGCTGATTGGCTACGGCTGGGTCGGTCAATTCATGGGAAAGTATTTCACCAATGCTCACTATGTCGAAAGTGATGGGGTATTCAAAGAAGTTGCTACCAACGAGGAGGTTGAGAAAAATTCGGGAATATATGACCTGGCAATCATTGGAGTACCTACCCCACAGAACACAAAAACGGGCAGGTGTGATGTATCAGTCGTTGAGGAGGCAGTTTCCAAGTATGCACCGATAGTCTCAGTATTTCTCTGCAAGTCCACAGTTGAAATCGGCACGTGTGATCGGCTAACCGAAAAGCATGGCAAGCCAGTGTGCATGAGTCCAGAGTACGTCGGAGAAACGCTTGGCCACAAATTGGTTGAACCACGCAAGGATGCGTTCCAAATTATCGGCGGTCCAAAGGATGCGCGAGAACTTGTAGCGGAAGCATTCATGCGGGTACTGCACGCCGATGCAGAGATACTCCTCGTGGAGACGAAAGAAGCGGAGCTGATTAAGTACGCCGAAAACTACTGGATCACAAGAGTAGTGGACTACTGGAACGATATCAGCGAACTATGCGGTGCGATCGGAGCGAGTTTCCAAAATGTTCGAAATGGTATTTGCCTCGATCCTAGAATGAACCGGACCCACAGCAATGTGTACAGAGACAACAAGGGCTGGTCTGGCAAGTGTTTGCCAAAGGATATGAACGCGCTTGCTCACTTTGCCCGAACACATAATGTACCCTTAACCGCTCTTGAACAGTTGATAGACAAAAATGCAGATCATTGGCGGGGTGGGTATAAGAGCAGTCAGTGTCTCAGACCTGACAAACCGATATGGAAAGATAGCGATTGACGCACTGTTTGCGGTAATAATTCGGGTTTTGCCTCTCCCCCACTCCACTTGAGAGAATAGCCACCAGGCGTGAGTAAGGGACACAACCGCGATGGGGGAGGGGACCGCTAGTAATAGAGTTATACAAAAAACCACATGATTGAACAAAAAATATCTAACTACCAAAAAGAATCTCACTTGAAGTTCAAAAATGCTTTGACTCCAAAACAATATAGAAATAAGAGACGCGCAAGAATAGTTTTCGATATCATGAGGGAATTGGTGGCAGCAGGATCGATGTCATACAATGATAAAAAGAGCTTGATTACAAAAATTGTTAGTCGGAACAGTGAAAAAGTAGTTAGGGATGCTGTGAAATGGACACTTACTCAACCAGGGAAGAACAAAGTCGCTCTGCTCGTATACCGATTACAAAATCAAAGGACGGCAGCTACATCAGAGACAAAACCCTCTCAGAGCTGAAAGATCTAGAGAGCGTGGCAAAAGAATGGCTTGGAAACCACAAGGGTCATCCGCTTTGGCTTCCAATGCTAGAAAAGCTAAACTACATACAGTTGATTATCAGAATACGAGGATTTACAAATGACAGATTCGAACAGCACGCCTACGAATACCTCTACTACGCAGGTAGAACTTAACAGGCCAAAATGCTGTAAAATTAGGTTAGGGTAAACTAAAAAAGATTAAGCTTATGAGAATTAGTAAAAAAATGCAGGAGGCATTCCTCCTCAAGTACGACGGAAAAACTCACAAAGAAATCTCTGAATTGCTTGATGGGAGATGGAAACCAGGGACACTGGACGTTTATTTCACCAAAGGTAGGAAGTGGCACGATGCCTACGTGGAGTTTGAATCAGAGCAAAGCAGGCTGATAGTTGAGAGTGCAAGAACGGTTCTAAAGAGAAATGCAAAAAACGCCGCAGAGATACAGGTAATCCTACTCGGACTAGTCAAGCAGGATCCCAACGTAGCGCAAAAAGCAGCAAAGGACATTCTAGATCGAGCTGGACTCAAGCCTGTCGATGTAATTATTACTCCACCAGAGTCAAAAGCAAATGAAATCACCAACTGGTTCCAAGAAAACGCTGCTGGTGCCGGAGAAACAGATGAATGAATATCAAGCCAGTATTACTTCAAAGGGATTGGTTTGTCGAAACACAGCTCGGCACAAAGTTCTATGATTATCAGACAAAAGTAAGTGACGCGATTATTGAGGCAGTACTCACTCGGTCCGGCGAAGAAATTCCAGTTGAGATAAGCAGGCAGGCAGGAAAAACGGAAGCAGTTGTTTGCACCGTGTGTTTTTTGATGACATTCTCCACAGACCTAACAAGAGTCTATTGGGGATACGAACACCCACTGCGCATTGTGATTTGGGCGCCACAAAAAGAGCAGGTAAAAACAGATTTTGACAGACTCAAGGCATACCTTTCGAAGTTGAGCCGGGAGAAAGATTGGGGAGAAATTGTCGACAGACAAGAGAGTAATAGCACAACCATGCAGATTAGCAACGGCGCCTACTGCTACATCTTCCCGCTAACCCCAACCTCGAATCCAGAATCGAAAACTGCTGATCTACAAATATTTGAAGAAGCTCATAAAATCCCAGACTTTGAAAAGAAAAACAAAGCGGAGCCTATGGGCGCCAGTACTAACGCGCCAGAAATTAGTATCGGCGTGTCCTGGTATAACATCAACTACTTTTACAAGCTCATCCAGAGATTGGGTCCGAAGAAGCACTTGCTACGATTCCCTGCAGACGCAGTTATAGCTGAGCGAAAGCGACGTTATGACCTAGATGGTGACTCAATGCACCTGAACTACCAGAACAAATTCAACAAGATAGTCGCCAGAGACGGCATCGATGATCCAGCAATTCAAACACAGTGGATGCTCAACTGGAAGCTCGAAGCTGGCCAGTTTATGACACAACCAGATTGGGATGAACTCACGCAGCCGTATTTCTACACAACCCCAAAGGGCGAGGACAAACACTACAAAACAGAGATTTTGACTGAAGACAAACAAAACGACTGCTTTGTTGGAATCGACTCCGCGAAGCATCCCGACAGCACCGTGGTGACAATACTGCGTTGGAATGAAGAAACCAAGTGGAAAGAACTCGTTGCCCTGCTCGAACTTAAGGGCGAAAACTATCTTGACCAGTTTGAAATTATCACCGGGTACGATAGCGGAACGGGCAGGATGACCGGCCGTGGCATGTTGGACAGTTTCAGGGTCCGAGCCGTGGCCATAGACAGCACCGGTCAGGGTTCATTTATTCCCGACATGTTTACTAGATTGACGAGGTGGCGCGATGAACGCAGCGGATTATTCCCGGTCAAATTCAGCCTGGTAACGAAAGACATCATGTACAGGAACCTCCAACAAGTGGTACAAAATAGGTTGACGGGAATTCCTGGCGATGACACGGTCGAGCTAGACAGGATGCGTGAGCAACTGCTAGACTTACAAAAAGAATATAAAGGTGAGCTCATGACGTGTCACCATCCCGAGTCAGGGTCAGCTGCTGGAGCAGGTGCTGGAGTTGAATACCACGATGATTACCCGGACAGTTGGGCATTGGCAGAGTACGCATTTGCAATGCGACAACGAGTAGCGAAACCGAAAATAAGGTCACTAAATGGCTAACATCATTACAAACTTCATTGCTAAACGTCTAAATTTGGTCCCCAAGGAAGTGGTTCAAGAAAACACGAAAAAACTGCGAGAAAAGTTGGAGCAGACGATCGATGCAAAGATAAAGGCTGGAATCGACCAAAAAGATCGCCCGCGCGTGCGCGCAACATTCCTGCAGGGACAACCAATTGGTCCTGATCAAAAGGCAGAAGAACAACTCAAGGCATTCCAGGGTTGGGTATATACCTGTGTTAAGAAAATCTCGGAAAAAGTAGCTGATGTCGATTTAGTACTGAAGCGCCGAATTGGCCAAGGTGAGTTTGAGGTGGTCGACACGCATCCTGTTCTTGATCTTTTGTTCAAGGTAAATCCCATATACACAGCGTATCTTCTGTATGAGGCGACACAGGCATATCTCGAACTGATGGGCGAGTGCTACTGGTGGTTGGCCGGTTCAACAAATGCAGGCAAGAATCCAAAAGAGATTTGGGTACTACGCCCAGATTGGGTAAAGCTAAACGACAGCAACGACAAACTGATCGAATCAGTCACCTACGGACCACCCGGTGTTGATAAGAAAAACAAAATCACCATTCCATGGGAGCAGATCGTTCCATTTAAGGATTTCAACCCGACAAACTTCTACCGAGGATACGGCACAGTAAAAGCGTCGGCCAAAGCGATCGACACAGAAAACTTTGCTGCAGAATACAACCGACAGTTCTTCATCAATGATGCCCGACCTGGTGGCGTACTGAAAACAGATCAAATCTTGAACGAAGAAGACTACGATCGCATTCGATCAAGTTGGGATGCTGTTCACAAGGGGACCAAGAACGCTTGGAAAGTAGCAATTTTGGAAGCTGGCCTCGATTGGTCCGATATCGGTCTGAAGCACAGGGACATGCAATTCATCGAGGGGCGAAAGATGACGCGCGACGAAATCCTGTCGATGTTCGGTGTGCCAAAGTCGATCGTTGCAATCAGTGACGATGTAAGCCTCGCAGCCATCAGAGAGCACAGAGTTGTCTTCCTTGAAGAAACCATCGATCCAAAACTAAAGCGATTCGTTACATTCTTGTCAGAATTCTTACTACCTCGATACGAAGATCCTGATCTGTTCTTTGATTATGTGCCGATGGCAGCTAACAACGACGAAATTGAGTTGACAGAGATTGATAGCGGCATGCGTCACGGCTGGATGACCAGAAACGAAGCACGCGAAAAACGAGGACTTGAGCAGGTTGACAATGGCGACTCACTGATGGTCCCATTCTCTCTCGCAGACATCGGCGCCGGAGTAACCCCCACAGATAAAGCAAACGCACTCAAAAAAGCATTGGCCAAACACAATGTGCGGATAGCACCATACTCGTCGGATAGGAAAAAAATGGATGATCTCTGGCTTAAAGTGCAGAAGACGGCCGAAAAGTATTTGCGGTCAGTCCAAGTACAAAATTTGAAAAGCATCGAGGCAAAACAAAAAGCGCAAGAGGGTGAGGTTGAACCAGTCGACCCAGAAACGAAACGACTTGAGCAACGAGATCAAGTTTCCAAAACACTGATAAAGCGAACCAATCGGCGAGAAATCGACATGCACAAGGCTCTCAATCGGCTAATGCTGGCACAAAGAGATGAAGTTCTCTCTAAAATGTCCACCGGTGTTGAAAAAAGTATGCGCGACTTGCTGCAAAAAGCTCAGATAAGTGACATCGCGGACCTGACAAAAGACAACGACGTGTGGTTTTCACCACTCATGGACTACCTGAAGACGATTGTAGAAGCAGAGGGCATCACACAAATTCAGCAATTGGTCGACAATAAAGTTTTTTACATGGCCGCTCAAGAGGTAAAAAAGTATCTTGGCAAAGAGGGTGCGAAGTTTATATCAGCAGTCAACGAAGAAACATCGTCACAGATTCGCATCACATTGTCAGCTGGAGTCGATGCCGGAGAGGGAATTGCAAAACTTAGGGATCGCGTACAAAAAGTTTACGATGACGCCACAAGCTACCGGGCCGAAAGAATTGCCCGAACAGAAGTGCTGCGCGCAAGCAACTTTGCAACTGAGGAGGCGTACAGACAAAGTGAGGTTGTGGAATCAAAAGAGTGGCTGACTGCTCACGATGAGCGAGTCTGCCCATGGTGTGGTCCAATGGATGGGAAAACAATCGATCTTGGAGAAGACTTCGCATCCAAGGGTGACACCCTCACGGGCACAAACGAGAATGGCAAGAAAGTGAGACTAAACATCGGACTCAGTGACGTTTCGGCGCCGCCACTACATCCCAACTGCAGGTGCACCCTGATTCCAGTCATAAAAGAGGACTAGACAATCTTGTTGTGCAGCTGAGAATTCAATGGTAGAGTAAATCAGAGTTATAATTGACCCTGTGTTCTCGAAAATGATATAAAGGAAGCGTCCATGGACAAACAACACATCAAAGCACTGGTAAAAAAGATCGGTAAAAAAGCAGGGCTTTTGACCGGTGTAATTGGTTCCACTGCCGATGTCGACAGATATGGGGATATCGTCAATCAAGAAACCTGGCAGCTAGATGACTACAAAAATAACCCCGTAATTCTTTGGGCTCACAACGCACACTTCGTAGAAGATCGTCCACCTATTGGCAAAGCAATCAGGGTAGAGGTAAAAAACGGAGTGCTGGAGTTTGACATTCAGTTTGACATGGAAGATTCCTTTGCCGCTGATGTCTTCAGAAAATACAAACAAGGCTTCCTCAATGCATTTTCAGTAGGATTCCGACCACATGAGCATGCTACTGACGATGAGGGTCACACAATCTTGCTCAACAATGAGCTTCTAGAACTGTCAGCATGCCCGGTTCCTGCAAACCCAAACGCACTCAACCAACTCCGCACGCTGAGTTTCTCAGCCTACAAGGATTTCGGCGACTTCTTAAAATCTGGTGAGGGTGAACCTGAAGCACCAGTGGATGAAAAGCCAGTCGATGAATCAGATACTGAAGAAAAAAATGTGATATCAGACGCTGACGCAATGAAAATTGCAAAGTCGGCAATCGAGATTTTGACAACTAAGGGGATAATTCCTGTCGCCAGCGCAAGCGAGGACGGGGACGGCGAAGAAGTGGCGGAAACGTCTCGTAGTTCTTCACCGGCAAACTCTCAGCTAGGTGCAACGCCCAAATTTGTGGCAGTGGTCCGTGAGGCTACCAAGCAAATGCAGGGATTGCTCGCCGAGTTCAATCGGCAGCAAAAGGGCAGATAGTCTCCGCCCACAAGCACTTCTAGACTCTCATTTAGAAAGGAAAAAACATTATGACTATTCGTGAGAAATTACTCATGAAGCTGGCACAAGACCCTAAATTCGAGGGCTCCGATGACACCGAAAAAAGTCTCGTTGCTGAGTTAAAAGCTGAAATGGCCACCGCTGAGGAATCAGCACCTACTGCCGAAAAAGCAGAGGTAAAAGCAGCTGCAGCTGATCTGGTTAAATCCATCAAGGAATTGTTGGACGCATCCAAAGCTCAATCTGAAACCAAAGACGCTCCAGTCGACCGCACACCTGTACAAGCAGGCGAGCTAGACCTGAGTGAAACTGGAATCAAAGCGATGAAGAAAGAAGTTCGGTTTGCAGAATATGCAAAGGCTTTGATCAACAAGGATTTCACTACGGTGAAAGCTTTGGCTGAGGGAACTGACGGACAAGGTGGATACCTTGTTCCTGATGACTTCCGAGCTGAACTCATCGAGCACCTTGGTCGCTCTGCCTCTTTCCGTGCAATGGCAACCGTCATTCCAATGGAAAGTAAATTGTTCGAAGCGCCATCACTGACCGCTGACGTAGCAGTTTATTGGGGTTCAGAGAACACTGCCATCTCAACTACATCTGCTGATTTTGGAAACTTCCAATTGACGCCTTTCCGCTTAAACGCAATCATCTACGCAAGTAGAGAGCTTTTTGCTGATTCGGCAATCAGTATCATGGAGATTCTTCAGCGTCGCTTTAGAATCAAAGTGGGACAACAGGAAAACAAGGTCTTTTTGGCTGGATCTGGTTCGGGCCAACCCACTGGGTTGAACTCGGCCACTCTCCGATCACTGTCTGCCGGTAGTGCACTGAATCCAGATCATCTGACTCAGGCGTATTACTTGCTCCCAGAGGATTATCGAGAACAAGCAACTTGGCTTATAAACAGTCGAGCAATGGTTGCTCTTGAGAACGCAAAAGATAGTAACGGTGCATACCTTTACCCATCATTGCGCGAAGAAGTGAAGTCCCTCAAGGGACGACCAGTCTTCGTCAACGACAACCAGCCATCAGCTACTATCATTTTTGGTGATATTAGTTGGTACTGGATTGGCGATCGCCAGCAGGTAACCATGGAAGCAACGACCGAGGGTGGCAACACCTGGGAGAAGCATCAAGTTGGCCTCAAGCTCATCGAGCGTGTGGACGGCAAGACAGCTTTGACAACCGCTTTTGTGAAAATCACCAGCACTGGAATATCTTAAGCTTGAAGCCGAGAGGCTATAACGATATAAAGCTAATATAAGATGACGGACACTTCTGCGAGTGTCCGTTTTGGTATATGCTATGGGGCTAGTAAAGTTAAAGCGGTATAATGAACCGCAATGGCATTATCTATCAATCTAAATAAATACTACAAACGTTCACGAATTTCAGAGACACAATTTAGAGTATTTTT